ATCAGCAATTGCTTCAGCAATAGTCATTGTTTTATTTTTGATTTTAGTAATCAAATTATCAAGATAAGTTTCGGCCTCATCCCAAGCCATGTTTTTCACTTTACCCATTATATAAGTTCCTTTCTGTGTTTAAGTGATGAGATACCTGATATAGGATCAGTTATCATTAGTTTAGTTTTTAGGTTTATTTTATCATAAGCAGTAGCAGAAAATTTTACGTCAATTCTGCCAGTATGATATAATTCTTTATTTAACATTAACAATTTTTCTTTAGCAAAACCATTGTCAAGTGTGTCGGCAATATTTTGAATAGATTGCATGATTTCAAATTTTTCCATTATTGAACCAACCCTTCTTCAGCAAATTCTGAAAATACGCCTGCTTCTCTAGTGCAGAAAAACCCACATTCATCAAAATACCACATTTCATTCCATAATTTTTTGTTTTTATAGATTAATGTCATCATATGCTCACGTGGCATAGTATCTAACATATCAATAAAGTTAGCAGCGGCAATAAATTGATTGCCACCGATTAAGTTTGCTGCGGTCTCATAATCTTGACCGTCTAATTCGTCATGCCTAAATCTTAATAGGTCTTTTTTTACGTTTTTTGTTCTAATCATGACTATACTATACACTATTTTGGCATATTTGCAAGAAAAATCGGGCGGAAAAACCCGAAAAATGCCCGATTTTTTGATTTGTTGCAAAAATGCAACACTTTTGTTCTTATTTTGTTCTAATTTATGAGATTTTTTGGCAAATCTGCCCCTAAAATGTCATGTTTTCCCATATTTACCGTAATTTTCGCATGGTCTAACATTCCAACCGTGCCTTCACGTCCTAATTGTGCTACATAACAGTCCAAAACTGTTTTAAATGCGATGGCAATTGCCTCATCCATATTATCGGCATATTTTACAAATAAATCCATCATATCTGCCTGTACTTCAACCATTTTCATTTGTTCTTTATCTAATTTGCTCATAGATTACAGTATAACATAATTCAAATCGGCTGTCAAGCGTGGTATAAATAGTCATATGTACGAATATAGAGTAAATATCTTAAAAGTGATAGATGGAGATACCGTAGATGTTGATATTGACCTTGGATTCAATACTTGGATCAAAAAAGAGAGAGTTAGAATTATGGGTATTGACACACCAGAATCCAGAACACGGAATAAGATAGAGAAAAAGTTTGGATTAGCCTCAAAAGTAAGATTAAAAGAATTACTTGGCACAAAGGCAATCTTAAAAACCCAAGTATCTAAAAAAGGCGAAGATATGAAAGGTAAATTCGGTCGTATTCTTGGTGACTTTATGACAGATGATGGTAGAAAGTGTGCTGATATACTTTGTGAAGAAGGTCATGCTGTTACTTATCATGGTGGTAGTAAAGATGACATTCAAAGTCAACATATGAAGAATAGATTGAAACTAATTAAAAAAGGGATCGTAAAAGGTCCTGCTGAATAGGAGAATTATGAAAATTTTAGAAATGTTAGGTTTGAAAAAAAAGGTAGTTGAGAAACCTACAACAAAAAAAGCACCAACTATCAAAAAGAAAAAGAAAAAAGCTACAAAGAAAAAGCTTAAAAAGAAATAGGAGAGTATAATGGCTCAAGATTTAAAAAAAATGACAAAGGCCGCTCTTGAATCCTTAGGCAGACAATTTGGCATAGAGTTAGATAGAAGATTAACAAAAGATAAACTTATCAAACAAGTTAAGAAAGCTCAAAAAGATGCTGAAAAATCTGAACCAGAGATTATTGAAGAAGTAGCTGCTACACCTGCTACAAATCAACCAGAGTGGAAAGAGTATTTTACAGACGCTAAAGAAGATACATCAGGTAGATGGACAGTAAGAACAAAAAGAGGCAGAACAGAAACTGGTTTCTTAAATCTTGCTGACGCTATTCAATGGTACAAAGAAACTAATTAATGCCAGAGGTTACTAGGGTTGGTTTAGATAGTCATGTAGGTCATGCAAGTCCTACACCAAACCCTTTTCATCAAACTGCTTATTCAAGTGGTTCAAATGATGTTTTTACCAATGGTGCTAAAACAGTTAGAATAGGAGATACTACAAGTTGTGGCGATCCTGCAACAGGTGGATCAACAACTGTTTTTGTAAATGGTATTGGTGTTCACAGAAAAGGTGACGCCACAGGCGGACATGGATCATGGATACCTAATTCATCAGCTTCAGGATCAAGTGATGTATTTGCTGGATAATTGGTTATAAATATTACTAGGAGAGATTAATAAATGGCAAGTTATAGTGCGGACACAGCTTCAAATCAAAGTAAAAGAAGTTCTAGGATCTATTCAGACCTAGATTTAGACTTTCAAATGAATGCTGTAACTAAAGATGTGCCATTTTTAAAAGATGTAGAAGCTGTAAAGCGTAGTGTAAAGAATTTGCTTCAAACAGATTATTATGAGAGACCTTTTCATCCAGAATTAGGGTCTAATTTAAGAGCGATGTTATTTGAAAATATGACACCACAAATGTCACATTTAATTACAAAACAAATAGAGCAACTTCTTAATGCATATGAACCTAGAGCAGAGATTGTTCAGGTAATGACTAGACCAAATTTAGATAAAAATGCTTATCAAGTAATAATATCTTTTTATGTAATTAATCATCCAGAACCTGTAACAGTAGAAACAATGTTAGAAAGATTAAGATAAAATGGCAACTAAACTAGATATTTCAGAATTGGATTTTGACCAAATTAAAAATAATTTAAAATCATTTTTAAGTCAACAAACAGAATTTCAGGACTATGATTTTGAAGGTGCTGGTATGTCAGTATTACTTGATATGTTAGCATACAATACACATTATCTTTCTTACAATACTAATATTGCAGCCAACGAAATGTTTTTAGATAGTGCTGATTTAAGAGAGAGTGTAGTATCACTAGCAAAATCAGTTGGTTATACGCCTACAAGTTCTATTTGTTCTACAGCAAATATAAATGTTGTTGTAAATAATGCTACAGGCTCTTCTTTAACAATGAGTAGAGGAACTAAATTTACTTCATCGGTAAATAGTCAATCATATACTTTTGTTAATAATGCTGATGTTACAATATCACCAGTTGATGGTGTTTATACTTTTTCAAATTTAAGTATCAAAGAAGGTAGTCTTTTAAATTTTAAATATACTGTAAATACTTCCGACACGGATCAAAGATTTGTTATACCAAATGAAAATGTTGATACAACAACTTTAACAGTTAAGGTACAAAACTCATCTTCGGATTCTACAACAACAACTTATACATTGGCAAGTGGTATCACAGAAATAAATTCAACATCAAATGTTTATTTTTTACAAGAAGTTGAAGATGGTAAGTATGAAGTTTATTTTGGTGATGGTGTTTTAGGTAAAGCAATTGCTGATGGTAACATAGTAATTTTAGATTACATTGTTTGTAATCGAGGTGCACCTAATGGTGCTAACACATTTACATTATCAGGAAATATTGGTGGATTTTCAGATACAACTATTACAACTGTTACTAATGCAAATAGTGGATCAGGACCTGAAAGTATCACATCAATAAAATTACAAGCACCAAGAGATTATTCAGCACAAGACAGAGCTGTTACATCAAACGATTATAAAACTTTAGTAAAAAGTTTATATGCAAATACAGACGCTGTGCAAGTATGGGGTGGTGAAGATAATTCAACACCAAACTATGGTAAAGTTTATATTTCTATTAAAGCAAAATCAGGAACTAACTTAACAACTGCAACTAAAAATGATGTTGTCACTAGTTTAAAACAATATTCAGTTGCTTCTGTTACTCCTATAATTGTAGATCCAGAAACAACTTATATTACAACTGATACAAGTTTTAAATATAATTCTGCTCAAACTACAAAAGATGTTATTACCCTTCAAACAAATGTATTAAGCACAATTTCTAATCACAGCGCTTCAGCTTTACAAAACTTTACTGGTATCTTTAGACATTCTGAATTGACTGGAAAAATTGATGATACTGATAGTTCGATATTATCAAATATTACAACAATTAAATTATATAAATTTTTCACACCAACTTTAAATTCAGCTTTAAAATATACCATATCATATAACAATGCATTTTATAATCCACATTCTGGACACAATTCAAGTGCAGGTGGTATTATATCATCAACAGGATTTAAGATTAATGATGATAGTTCTGCCAATGAACATTTTTTAGATGATGATGGTCAAGGTAATATTAGAGTATATTATTTAAGTAGTGGTGTTCGTACTTACACTAGTTCAAGTTTTGGTACAGTTAATTATACAACTGGTGAGGTAGTTTTAACTTCAGCAAATATTACAAGTATTTCAAATGTAGATGGTGCAACAAGCACACAGATAAGAGTATTTGCAATACCTAATTCAAATGATATTGTACCTGTAAGAAATCAAATCTTACAAATAGATACAGCTAATTCAACTGTGACTGGTGCTGTTGATACAGTTGAGAGTGGTAGTTCTTCTGCTGGCACAACATATACAACAAGCACAAGTTATTCAAGTTACTAATGGATAACAATGACAACATTTAAAAAAACTTTTAAAAATAAATTATCTAGTCTAGTAAAACAACAAGCGCCAGACTTTGTTGTAGAACAGCATCCTAAATTTTTAGAATTTATAAAACAGTATTTCATTTTTATGGAATCTGCTGAATTAACTTTAACAGACATTGACACAAAAGATGTTATAATTTTAGAAACAGAAACCGATGCTGTTAGTTATCTTTTATTAGATGGAACAACTGATACAGGTGATGACAAAGGTTTTAAAGTTGTAGATGAAT